AGCCACAGTGAGTTACGGCTAATCGAAAAGAAATGTGAATCATCTCTTTGGTTCTTGCACCTACAAGAGATGTTGAGAAGGGTTTATCGTAACACCCATAACGATTGCTATAAAACGAACAACACGGAATTAGGCAGAGGTGATGAGACAGGAATCGCATGGAATGGCTAAGAAGATTTCTTAAAGTCTGATTTTTCAATCAAAGACTTTGGTAATCTTTCTCCTTTTCTTTGTAGCTGCAAAGATTCTTTTCTAGCACCATCAGCAGCAGAAGCTATGAACGCATGATGAATTTGTTTTGTTTCTAAATCACGTTTCTTAGCTTGATCTAATTTAGAAGAATCTATGTGAGTAAATAGTCTACGAGTATGCCTACGATGTTTTTTAATACCAGCATTGGCTTGGGCTGCTGAATAATCAACAGCCTCTTTGTCAGTAAGCACAACCAAAGACCCTTTTACTTCTTTGAGAACGATTGGTCTGTTAATGCCTTCACGAAGTTTTTCGATGTTGCCTCTAACAGTAACCATACTGAACTTATCCCATTCTCTATCTGGATAACAAGTGTTCCAGTAATCTAAGATATGTTCCTCTGGAATGACATCACCTTTTTGAAGTGATCTCCAATCGATGCCATCTATTCTTGGATTTGACATTAGTCAGCCATCTCCACTAGTTCAGATGCAGAAAATCTACCAAATCTTGGCCTCCATGTACCTAGTCCTTCAGCTTTACCAGCCATAGCAATGATTCTATTTAGCTGAGATACACTTAATATCTCATCGTCAACCATTAGCTCAAAAGTACATTTCCAATCTGGAAATAGTAATCTCTGAACCCAAACACCTCTTGATGTAAATGCTGTATTAGAGAAGTAACTTTGGTCTTTTGTGTACATTTCCAAAGCATCTTTTGATCCTTCATATTCGATTAATGGATCATTAGTAACGACAACAGAACGAAGAACGTCTTTACCTAACTTCCATTTAGTAGCTGCGTTTCTTAGACAACGCAAGAAGTTAGCACCTGGCATATATGGATCAGAGAATCCATCAAATTCGATAGAGTTTTTAGTTTCATTAACTTTAACTTTACCTTCTTTTTTCCAATATCCAGAAAAAACCCAATCTAATGCACGAAGGCAAAGATGATCTTCATCGTTTTTCTTTTTCTTACTAGAGAAGAATGCTTTTTGTTTTGCTCCTTCACCTAATGGATCAGAGTTTTGTACGTTTGAACAAAGAAGTCCAGCAGTTCCATGAACTGTAACTTGATAGCTATTAAGTGCCATAATAAAAGTTTCCTTAACGGAGTGAAAGTTTAAATCCTTAACGGACTTTTTTATATTAAACATATATTATTTATATGTCAAATTTATATTATTTATGTTACAAAATGAGAATATTTGATATAATGAATTTGGCTGTGAGATTTAGCCTAAAGTAGATAGGTTACTTGGAAGGGGCTTATCTACTTTATAATTATTTTGGTGGACAACTTAAGCCCGTGGGTTGTCTACTACCCTAAATGATGTTAATGTGATATACAAGCAACCAGACCCATTATCAAATCGTTAAATCGATCACTGCTCTGTTGGAGCGTCAGTTGCTTTTTAATTTATGAGTATGTGGGATAACTTGATTTGGTGGAATGTTAACAACAATATCTTCACAGGTAACAGCACTAGGAGTGTTAGGTTTGAAGTAAACACCTAACTTTGCCTGTTTCGCACACATCTCCAAACGATAGAGGCTGATTTCCATTTTAGTTTTCTTTATCAATAACTTTTGTGCATCTATATTTACTTGGGTAGCTTTATGGCAAAGAGCAGGAGACTTGCCTAATGGAATATTGACCTGCATACTAATTCCATAATTGAGATTATAATTATCCTTTTCAAACCTAGGAGTCTCTTGAACATATTTTATATCTCCAGTAGTCTCATCATAGATATTTTGTCTGGTAACAGTTTCTCTAGGTAAAGAAAATGTATGAGAATCAGTTACATAAGGAGTAATTGTAAGACTAGGAGAAGCACAGACGATACCCTGACTCATCCTAAAAGATGGCATACTCGATGGCGTAATCATCGTGGCATTATTGTTAACGACCCCTTGAGCATTACTACTTGGCGAGGCCACTGTAGTGTTTGCAAGGGTTTTGACGGGACAAAGAAATAAAGCTATTGCCCAAAGGTAGTTGTAGTTTCTGTTGTGGTTGTTGTATTTATTGTTCTTGTTATTGTGGTTACTGTGTCTAATCCTGGAGTTATCAAGGTTTCTTGAAGAGAAAAAGCTGATCCTGGAGTTACCACTTTCCATCTTGGAACGTCTTGTAGGCTTGGTGCTGTCCAACTAAAACTTACCCCTCCAACTGTTTGTTCTGTAAGAGTTGTAGCTGTAGGGTTGATGTATCCATTAAGATCTGATGATTCAATATTGTGTCCTGATGCAGAATATGAGTATCCTGTCCGATACTGATGACTTGTAATGGTTTCATTTATTACTGATTCTGAGGTCGAGCTAGTTTGAGAACTACCCGAACGAAATTGTGGAACTACAGGAACAGCAAGTGTTCTTATAGGACATAATAATAAAACTAATAACCAAAGTCTAGTCAATCGTAATACGGACAGTAGTAGAGCCAATACAACTTGTTCCGCTACCCCCTGCTGTACAAGTATGTATTCCTGATGAAACAGATGTTAAAGCTAAGTTTCCTGCTGTACCTCCTGAGATAACAGTAGTTTGTCCACCAAGCACAGGAAGACTTGCTATACCACTAGAAGGAGTGATTGCTGATTGTGTTACGTCACCAGCCTGATAACTTTCCGATAGTGAGAACGCTGAACCAGCAGTTGTAACCGATTTATTTGTATTAACTAAAGCTGGTACTCCATTACTTAAGCTACCAAGATTTAAACCACCGATTCCATTTGTAACAACACTATCGCCTGTTCCTGTAGAAGTTGTGATATTGTTTCCGCTTATACTGTAACTAGATGGTGCAGCATTTGTAATTACATAAGGCGAATCTATGGAAATTTGTGCAGAGGTTACAAACTCCTGTTTTATGTCGGCAAAAGCAGCCGATGGTAAAAATAAAAATAAAGCAAATAGTTTTTTCATTTGATACCTACTTTGTTGTTTTTATTATCTACTATAGTATCTTTTTTCTTTTTTATCGAAAATCCTAGTGAGGCTGTAGAAGCACTAAAGATGCTAGCTATGAAAGTTGGATCGAAGTCAACTATTTTTTTACCTGATGGCGGTTCGTAATATGAGAGAGATAATAGCGTTGCACTCCAAAGAAGAACGCAAACTTTAACAATGGTTTCGACTTTGCTTGGCTCTTGATCTTCCATGAAAGTTAAGATTCTTGTCTAATACTAGCAAAAGAGCTATGTTTGGAAAGTAACACACATTTCCTTTTATGTATAAGATTCTTAAACCAATCTTACTTACATTCTTAACAACAACTGCTGTTAAGAGATTAATTGTAGATTTATTAAAAACAATAGCTAAACAAACAACAAATACTTTGGATGATAGAGCAGTTGAACTTTTAGAAAAACAACTTTTTCCAATGAAATGAAAATTACCAAATTTCTTAACATAGACATAGAACCTGCACCTTTAGAAATGAAGTTAGATGTTGAAATGCGTTGTAGAGAAATAATGGCTAGTAATGAAATAAATGATATAAAAAAATACTGTACACATCTTGTTAGGCATAAACTGGAACAAGATGTATTTTTGGCTTCTATGTTAAATAGATTGATTGAACTAGAAGCTGCTGCTGCAGTAAAAGAAGTAAGAAAGAAAAAGAGAACTAATCCGATAAAGAAGTTTTTTCATATTCCCTAATCTCTTCATCAGTAAAGTCTCTGATAAATAATTTATCTATTTTATCGATTTCATAATTGTATTTAAGAATTGCAGTTCTTATATGTTCTGTAACCCATCTTCCTTCATCGTAAACTACTTGGGCTTTACCATTTTCTTTTATAAAAACATAATGATCCTGCCCTTTCATTTGTATTTCGAGAAAATTTTTCTCTAAGTTTTTACGTCTTATTTCTTTAAGTTTGCGTAACTTTTCTACGGATTTTCTTACTGGTGTCATTTTTTATAGTCTGAAGGAGGAGGTGTAAGCCAGTAGCGTACACCATTTATTATTTTAAAGTGAATATTAAGGTTAGGATCTTTAACTAAATATTCATCTTTAGGTTTAGAAAGGAATTTCATCTGATTCATCTATTTCTGTAACTAACTTTATTTTTTGGGGATTAATTTGCCCATAAACCCCGTAGTCTCCTTCCAACGCTTTAGCGTTGATGTATACACCTTCAGTGTTAATGTTGCCTTTTTCTTTTCCAAGATAAACTTTACCAGATGATAATTTTGTATTGACTAAGTTTTGCATATGATCAACAAAATGCGTAATAGATTCTGTTGGAATGAACAAAACTAATTGCTTACCATATTGACCATCTTGAATTTTAAATGAAATTGGTTTAGGTAATGCTGGATCGAAATTAAAATTTTCCATAATTAATTAAAAAATTGAGCTAATAAAGTGTTAAAGAATGAATTAAAAGAAACTTTGTTTTCTTTACAATGATCTTTTATTTGGGAAGCAAGGGTGTCATTTGTTCTGACACTAAAGATGTTTTTGTTCCAATCTTTTTTACGTTGCTGTTTGCGAAGAAGAAGTTCATTCAAGACTTGTTCTCTCGCAGTGTTAGCAGTTTCATCTGGTGTCATAAGCTCTCATCTATCTTAGAGATTTCAAGAGCTAAAAACTCACCATGTTCAGCAGTAGTAATATGCCTGGTAATCTTTGTATCTTTGATACTGAACTTCTTTCTGAAAGATTCGACTAAGTCTTTCATCTTGAGTGGATCACTTTGATGAAGTGCCTGTAGCTTTTCAAGGATAGTTGCCTTTGCTTCTTTGGTAATAGGATCAGGTAACTTTTCTAAAACAGATGTAGATTCTAATTTTTGATTAGGTTTTGTAGGAGTTTTTGCTACACCTGTTTTTGGTGGTGGTGTCTTTGTTAAAGAGTTACCATCATCATCATCATTAGCTAGTCCGTAGACAGAAAGTAATCCATATCTACGAGCATAAGTCTGAGCAGAACCAGCTTCCTGATGTGCATTTTTTACGTTACTTGGAATCTTTGGAACAGGAAACTTACTGACTAAAGGTTCATCTCCAGAAACGTGCATCAATTTTGTAATGACTATTGTAATAACTTCTCCTTCTGGAGTGATTACATAATCATTCAATTGTGTATGACAAAGACCAAACTCTGTAGCTGGTTGAACAGCTAACAATGCTTGAGCCAATGTTGTGTATTTGCTTTTATAAAATGGATTGCTTCCATCTAAACCAGCAGCATGATGCTTTTGCTGGAAAGCGTTTAGTGCTTCAACTAATGTCGAAGGCTGTTTAGCGGCCATGAGTAATTGTTTACTTGATAATTATATTACACATATATCATGTTTACTGCAAGGCAGCTTGTAACAATGTGTTGAATTGTTCTGGAGTCAAGACCATTCTCCATTGACCTCCTCTAAACCTAACCATGCTTGCAACAAAGTCTACACCTGCATTTTTTCTCTGCGTTTCTACTTCCCTGGGTTTTACTAAACAAGCTCTGGACTTATCTTTGTAATCTGCCACCTGTATCACGCAATTTGGTATGCCATATATATCTCCAACATCATCTGGTATTCCTGCTGCAAGATTTCTTTTACATTCAAAACCAGTAACCTCTGTTAAAAGTTCTGCTGCTTCCCTTTCAGCTTTGTCTCCTTTTCTTTTTTGTGGATTAGTCATCCTTCAAGTGATCGAATACGTTTTTGTATATCATCAAATGCTACAACATAATCTTTATCTGAAATTTCATTTTGAAACCATTGCCATTCAAGTGTTGCAATTTCATTATTTAGTTTTGTGATCAAATACTTTTTTCTTCGATCAAGTTCACGATAAAAACATTTCATCTCATTACTTTCCATTTTCTTCTTATTTTTGAATTTAGTTGTTTTGTTTTTTGTCTTTTAAGACTTAGATAAGTGTCATTCAGTTCATCAATTAAATGCGTAAAGTCTCCTTGAGATGACATTTCTAATGACCTTTCAAAGTTAACAATAGATGCTTTGATAAGTTCCAAATCTCTACCTGAGACATCAAGTATATATCTCATCTTTTAGTCCACTCCGAGATAAGTTTTCTTAGCTCCTCAATACGTTTCTGAGCAGCTTGTATTTTTTCTTGTTTTGTCATTAAAACAATTCCTGTTCTGATTCAAACTTCTCCCAT